CACACTGGAACTTTGAACCCACCTCATCACGCATACGCTTTGTATACGAAATATACAGCGCTTTAATTGTATCATCATCCGAAGCACAGCCAAGTGTATTAAAGCTGTAGCTCTCAAGCAAAGACAAAAACTGGGAGTGGCTGTCACCGGTAACCTCACCGTTCGTACCACCCGTAAGAGGTGTACCCGCCGTTGCCTTAAGCGTACTTGATGTAGTAAATTTTACATAGTCATTTGTCACAAGCTCACTTGCTTTTGACACTGTCTGACTGTCCACCTCAATACCCCTAAGTCTTGTTGTTACCTCAAAGTCACCGTCCGTAGTTGCTTCAATCACAATTGTAATGTCATTGCCCCTTGTACCGCCGTATCGTGCCGTAGCATAGGTATTTGATGCCTTTGTACCGCCGCTGTTAAGTCTGTACAAGTAAACCGTCTTAGCGTTTAAAAACAGCTCTCTTAAGGGCTTAACGCCCTCATAGGTGTAATCATAGCCAAAAAGCTTTGTACTTCTAAGCTGAAAATCCTCGCTTGTTACCTCTGTAATTGCATTTTCCAAACCCCAGTCAAGCTCTAATGCTATAGCCGCATAGCCTCTGTCGCTGACCTGGGCGTTAGCCTTTGCCGCCGATACAAAGTTGATGTATGCACCCGGCAAGACCTTATTTTGTGTTGTAAAAATACCGCCGCCTAAAGCCATTGTTACTTCACACTCCTTTTAAGAAAATCATTAATTAACGTGTCTGCCTCCGAAATCGTGTATTCATCCTCGGTCAATACCGCATTAACCACATCCACAGACCACTTACCGCTCTTTGCAAGCTGCTCCTTGCTGTACTTAGGCTCTGCCTGTACCTCCTCAACCTGCACGTCCTCTGTTGTCTTTTTAGCCATTTAATCAGCCTCCCGTTATATTATTACTCAGCGTTTCCATCAACGCCGTATCCTCACCGCTTTGCTTGTACACGGTGAACTCATACATAACATTTACACTTGCAAATATATCGGGGCTATCCCCTACAAACTCACAAGCTATCTCACTGCCCCTTGTCAAACCGTCAAACTCGATATACTCCAGCACATCCATCACTCTTTCGGCTGCGGAATAAACCTCATTTCTCACGTCATCACCCTGTTTGGGGTAGAAAACAACATTTACACCCTGTTTGCGGTTGTATCTGCCCCTTTCAATGTTGCCAAGCATCTTAGTCATTTCCACAGATGTAGCGGATACAAAAAAGCAAGGCTCTGTAAAGCCCTGCTCCACACTCTCGGTATATATTTTGTAATTCTCACCAAACTCCTCCGACAGCCTCTTGCATACACCGTCAATTATACCGCTTGTCACCCAAACACCTCCTCCAACCTTTGATTAATTCTTTTCTCCAAAAGCCTTGGGGTAATGGTTTTAAGCTCGTTTATACTTATCTGTAGCATAAACTGCCCCTTTACCCATCCTTTGTGGTTTCTTGTTCTATGCCCAAGCTCAACGTAGCTTGCATACGATACATTGTTGGATATGGTAACCGTGTAGGTATTACCATTCCTTACAACATTCATACCGTCAACAAAGCTCTGTACACTTGATTTTGTACCACCCGTCCAGCCACGTTTTAATGTACCGTCCCTTACCGCTGTACGTTTCACAACCTTACGCAAAAGCCTTGCGGCAAGCTCCCTTGAGCAATCCTCAAAAAAGGCACTCCTCTGTGCATCGTCAAAGCGTTTAAGCTTTTCCGCAAAATCTTTAAGCTCTCTTACATCAACTTTGCCCGCCATTAGGCTCTCACCTCCCAAAGCTCCAACTCAATCTCCTTATGTGCGGGATATATGGCAGGTTCACCGCTTGCCCTATACTTGGTTGTTGTGTCCTCTCTTGTTACCTCAACCATACTACCGGGCTTAATATCTCTGCTTGGTGAAAAGAAAAGCTTAACACCTTGGCTCTTGTATGCTGCCTTGTCCGTTTCGGAATTGGCACTTATACTGCTGTAGCTTATACGGCAAGGCATATCGGCTGTAACAAGCTCCATCTTCTGTCCCGTACTTCCGTTGTCCTTGACATAGTCCACACGCTCATATACGTTGCAGGTATCCATATATAGGCTCTCTAAAGCCGACCTTATACTCACACTACCACCTCAACTTCCTAAAGCTGTATAGCTCACTCTCAGAGGCTGTAAGCGTTGATATAAAATCACTTAAAGCCGTGTAGCTGTCCGTGCCGTCTGTGTAGGTAACGCTTGTGTCACCCTCGGCAACGCTCTTTATAAGCCTGCTGTCCTCTGCGGTATAGCCGTCAAGCTCACCCGTAGCAAGCTTTGCCCTTAAAAACTCACCACACACCATATCAATGCTCTTGTAATACAGCTCCTCGGGTATCTCGGTTACATTACACACATTTTTGATATGCTCATCAACCCTGCTCCGGCAAAAAAGGAGAGCTACCTCATCACTCTCCTTAACCTCATATCCAAGCTGTAACAGCCGTTCCCTTACTTCCTCCTCCATAGGCATTAACCCTTAGAAATAATTCTCGCAATAGGGATAGCCTTGTGGTTGATAAAGGTCTTTTTACTTGCACCGTCATTCACAAGCTCCCAGTTTTCACCGTTTTTAAGCTCTGCATCTGTAGGTGAAAGCGTAGCCTGCTTTTTCTTTGTGTAGCTGATACCGTAAGGTGCAAAGCACTTACGCTGTCTTATAAAAAGCACATCCTGACCACCCGCTGTGATTGGATTTCTGTACATCTCATAGGCGTTCTCTGCACCGATATCCTCATAATCAAAAGCACCCTCACCGAGGATATAAGTGGTGTACGCTGTGTAACCGTCACCCGCACCATCGGAGCTTTCCGCAACCTCCGATACAGGCATATCATCATCAATAAGCACTACTCTGCCGTTCCAAGTAGCAAGTGTAAGCTCTCTCTCAATGCCCTGTGCATCCGTCTGCTTAAGGTAAGCAAGGAGCTTTAGGTTTTCAAGGTGAGTAGCTACAACCGAGTGCATAATGGCAATCTTAAACTTGCTCTTGTTGTCACCGCCTGCCTTCTGAATTGCGCTGTTAAGTGTGGTTTCGCCCACTGTACCCTCATCAACTGCGGTAACATCATAGGTGTGGTTGTCAACAAACTCCTTATTTGCCGTACCGGTCATATTGAAAATACCCTCGAGGATGGCAAGTAAGGTTCTCTGGTCTACACCGTCAATATACTCGCTGACCTGTGCGGCAACATTATCCATAAAGCCTGCACCGCCCGTGATATCCTCTGCAAAGTCACTTTCAAGCCAAGCCTGCGCACGACCTACCACTACAACACCTCTCTCATAAGTGGTGGTTGAAGTTGCTGTAATGTCGGTTGTACCGTCATAGTTAAGTGGGTCACCCTCCAAAAGACCGTACATAGGTAATACAGCATAAGCAGTACCCGTCTGTGAGCTGAAAGCGTTTTTAATCTCGCTGTTGCCCTTTAAGGCTCTGCTCTTGATAAGCTCATTCTTTTTGAGCTGTGGTAATCTCTCCACATAAGCACCAAACGCCTGTGGATTAAATGATTTTGAATTAAATTTTGACATATAATTCCATCTCCTTTTTAGTTTATATTTCCATATTTTTCTTTAGCATACGTTGACAGCGCACCGCAGTATGAACAATACATATCATCATCGGCAAGCTGTGTATGCTCGCATAAGGTTGTTCTGTTTTCCGAACAGCGGTTATAGTCCTTTTCAAGCAGAATACCGCATTTTGTACAGTAGTTGTCAATATCTCTGTACTGCCTTCCGCATTTGGGACAACGTTTCATAACATCACCTCTTAAATTTTTGCATCTGGGTTAGCCTCCATATATGCGCAAAGCTCGGTATAATTCATATTCCTTGTATCTGCCTCAGCAATATTATCACCCTGCCCCGGAACGTATCCCTGCGCATTGTTTGATACAAACAAAAAGCCCGTATCCTCACCGCCTGTGAGTGCTTGCACCTGTTCATCAAGACCGACAACCTCGCCTTTCTCATCAAGGTTTATGTTTTCTGTATTGAGCAACGCTCTTGCGGCTTTGATATTCCTTGCACCCGCCTTGGTTAAGGCACTCTCAATGGCATTGTCTATGCGAATATTACGGATTTTCTCCTCATACTCAGCCTTTTGTGTCTTGTTGTCCTCCTGTAGGGCAGTAATTTTGCTTTTAAGCTCCTCATTATCCCCCACGGACTTCTTAAGCTCGGTGAGCTGTTTGTCCCTCTCACTTAATGCGCTGTTGGCATTTTCAAGCTGAACTGTAAGCTCCGTAAGCTGAGTCTCGGGTATAAGCCCCCTCATCTCCTCGGTATGCAGAGCTACAATCTTATCGGCTACCTCCTCCGGTATGCCTAAAGCTGTCAATTGTTCCTTTGTCAAATTTATTCCTCCAATCTTTTGTTAGATTAAATATTTAAGCTAACGGATATTCGTACTCCGCTACCACTATGTACTCATAACCAAGAGCTGCTAACACAGCACTATCGGTAGGAGCTTATAACCCCTACCGATAGATAAGTAACCCCCACCGCCTAAGAGGCGTGGGACTTCCTTACTTGGTTAAAATGCTTAGCCCAAAGGCTACCACCTCCCGTGTACGCCATAGATTTACGGCAAATAAAAAAGCCCTTTACAGGCTTTCAAACAAAAATATAACTCGCAAGATGTTGCGAAAAATCTCACGATAATCTCACGCCGTGAGTTTAATATATCAATGCGTGAGTTTTTTGTAACGAAAAAAGCACCTCATATCGAGATGACTTTCACATACTTAAAAGCTTATTCATAACATCGGAATTTTTGGGTACTTCAAAGCTCCATTCCCCGTCAAGGTCTAACTCATCTGGCAAAAGGTTGTAAAACGGCAATACCTCAAATACACCATCTTTCCTTTGTAACTCTGCCGACAAGTCAAAGGCTGAAATCCTGTTCAAAAGCTCCAAATCAACCTCTCTGCTAAACTCCATATTATCACACAGTACAAGAGTTATATGTAGCTTTTTAACGCTATAACCAACACTTCCTATAGTCCTTATTTTGTGCCTGTCCTCGTAAACCTCTATCTTAGGCTTACATTCAGCAAGTAAAATACGACTACCATCAATAGTAGCATATAATTTACCATCTTCAAGTTGTATCGTTTTTAGTAATCTACGCATATAAACCTCCTAATTAAAAAAGCACCTCTGATTTCTCAAAAGTGCTTTCATTTTAAATTCAATTCAGCTTTCACTTTGTCTAATACTTTCCTATCCTGCTCCGAAAGTGGTAAAGGCTCTTTGCCTACGTCTATAGTATCATCGGTTTCCAAATAATACTTTACTTCCTTATCGTTATCGTTTTTCATACTCGAACACCCCCAATTTTATCCTATCGTTGAAATAAAATCGTTATTTAATGGCATTCCATAATTTTCGTAATAATAAACATCTCTACTATCCCAAAGATACTCACCATCACTATATGCCAACAGTTCAATATTGGTATTTTCGTTGGTTATTTCGTCAACAACACGAGCACCGGTAGCCGCAACAACTGTAGAGGCTTTTAAGTATTTTACTATTTTAGGATTTACCTCAATACTTTTTTGTTTATCAAACTCAGCTACGAACTCTTGAAAATCAGCGATTTTTTTCATATCCGCAATATCTTTCATAGTATCACTCCTTTTGAGTAGGATGGAATATAATAAACTCCCCCGTCTTATCACTCGGCGTACTTCCGATGGAAATGCTTCCATCACTATGCGCCCATATAATATTATTGGGAGCTTTAACATCCGTCTTTAATTCATTAGCCAAACGTTGTGCAAAACAATCTACACCATTCTTTTCATTACCTGTGTTACATGACAACAATCTTACAGCACCGCCCGTGTAATCTTTTCGTTTTCTAATGATTTCAGCCAACGTATGGCTATCAATCTTTGTCCCAAAAAACTCCGTTACAATCGGAGAACCGTGTAAGGCAACATCATAAAAACCAGTTTCAGGTTTTGCCTTTGCTATGTATTCTCCAAAAGTGTCATCTGCAAAAATAGGTCTCTCCTCACTAATGCCTCTTTGAACAATAGCCTTAGTTTTAATTCGGTTTGCTCTACTTTGTCCGGAAGCTACTTTCTCCTTTGATTTGATTATATCACCTTCGATGGAGCTTGTAAACTTGTCATTATTAACAAATTTCTCTTTCCATTCCTCATACGTCATACTTTCAACATACTCAGTTTTACCCGTTTCGAGGTTGCGTGCAGCTCTCTCCTCTCCCTCGGTAAACTCATCATCAAAGTATGGGATTGTGGTACAACGGCAATTGGGGTGAAAAGGAGGTGCATTTACTCCCACCTGCATATCTTCCCTTTTGAAGTGCTTACCGTCATAACCGCCACACTCATCACAGGTGATGCTATCAAGTGTACCTAAAATTTCGTACTCCTCAACGCCAAGTAGATTATAACTGTGTTGCCTCACTTATTCTATTTTGTGCCAACTCGTAATAGTCTTTATCTATCTCAAAACCTATAAAATTCCTGCCCGTGTTTACGCAAGCAACACCCGTTGAGCCACTACCCATACACATATCAAGCACGGTTTCATTTTCGTTTGTATACGTTTTAATCATATACTTGCATAATGCAACCGGCTTTTCGGTAGGGTGTTTTGTTTTATGCGCTCTCAAATAGCTTGTATTAAATCTTACAACACTTCTAGGGTATTTGATGTCACCGTATTCCCTCTTAAATTGCTTAAACACACCATAATTAGTAGTTGCAACGTTGCTTTTGGTTCTAACATACGCTTTACCTTTTGTGTATTGCGGATTGTATGTAGGCAATTTTTTATAAAACACCATTACATCCTCGTGTGCCCTTAACGGCATTCTGTTTGCATTTAAAAAACCTGTAGGCATACTTTTTTCATAGCACCAACTGTAACGATAATTTTTTGCATTGCTTAAAATCAACTTAGCTGAAAATATGCCCATACCTGTAAACACCATAGCTCCATTATCCTTAATCACTCTGTGGCATTGTTCCCACAGCTTATTAAAGTCAATAATGTTGTCCCATTTATTTTGAGTAGCTCCGTAGGGTGGGTCGCAAAATATCATATCAATTGATTTGTTCGGTATTGTTTTCATCAACTCCAAACAATCACCGCACCTTAAATCAATCATTTTATCACCTCTTTTCGACATCAAAAAAGCACCTCTGATTTCTCAAAAGTGCTTTTTATTCCTCAGCAAATTTCTTTATTTTCTTTTTTTCATCTTCGTATAATCTATCTAATTCCTCATCAGATAATTTACTTAAAGCCTCTTTCATATCATAATCGATGACATCATTTTCTTGAAATCTAGGGTCATGTTTCATTTATTTTACCTCCCTAAAATGAAATCCATATTCTTTAGCCAGTTCTTGCATTGTATTTAGTTGTGCCTCGTATTCATTATACCCCAACCTTTTTAATTTTTCAACCCTGATGTTAAAAGTATAATCCGAAATATCATAATCACAACCCGTGTATTCAAATATTTTACCATTATGGCATATAGCATAACCAATTTTATATCTGTTTTGACTAGCCGTTCTAATGTCACCCATGCTCGGAGGCATGCTTTCGGGGTGATTATGGAACGCCATAATCGTATTGGGTGCTGATTCCGACAAGCCTTTTAATATATCATCGTTATAAGCTGGCCTACTTGGTTTTGTACCCTCATCAGAGCTATACCAACGTTTGGTTTCGGTATTATAATAATATAAATCCTCACCATTTGTACCAGACCTATGCTTTAGCATTTTCTTACACGCTGATAGTATTTCTCGTCTTTCATCTGCATCCTCCGATATTTGTTTGAATTTTTCGGTAAAATCTCTACTATTGAGCATATTGCTTTTTACAGCAAAAGCAGCACTTTTACTAATAACATCATCTCGTCTTGAAGTTTTTTCACCTTCCGAATTTTCACCGCCAACAAATTTCTCTTTCCATTCCTCATACGTCATACTTTCAACGTACTCGGTTTTACCCGTTTCAAGGTTGCGTGCAGCTCTCTCCTCTCCCTCGGTAAACTCATCATCAAAGTATGGGATTGTGGTACAACGGCAATTGGGGTGAAAAGGAGGTGCATTTACTCCCACCTGCATATCTTCCCTTTTGAAGTGCTTACCGTCATAACCGCCACACTCATCACAGGTAATGCTATCAAGTGTACCTAAAATTTCGTACTCCTCAACGTCTAGCAAATTATAGCAATCTCTTTGTCCCTTAGTTGCAAAGTACGCACTCTCGGTCATTACAAGGCGTTTGGTATTATTCATATCACTGCCAAGCTTTTGCGATATATTCTTAATCAACTTATCCGGTGCTTCACCCATAGCAATAGCCTTTGTAAACTCTGTATTAAGCGTACTTATTAGCTGAGCCTTATTTTTCCATATCCTATCCGAGAAGTTTGCACCGTCCTTAGTCCATGGAGTTGAAAGCACTTGATTAAGCTTATGCGTATCAATTTTATCAAAGTGTGCCTCCACACCGGTACGGATAAAGCTTTCATACCCGTTCTTATAAAGGCTCTCCGTATAGACACCGCCCAAAAGCTCCTTGGTGTCCTCCACTCTGCTCCCGTAAAGCTGTTCAAGCTGTTGCCGTGTCTGTAGCTTTAAGGCATCCAAGCGTGATATATGTACCTTAGCCGAAGCGTTCTCCAGCTCCTTAATCCATCTGCCGTCAAGAGCGTTTTGCTCTCCGTACATTATGTAATCGTCAACGTCCCATTTAAGCTCCTGCATCTCTCCATCGGTGAGCATTCGCCTAGCGGTCACCATATCAACCTGATTGTTATCGGCAAAGCGTTGATACCACACCGATATTTGCTTTTCCATCTCTTTCATAGCCGTTTTATAGCCATTTTCGATTTCGGCGGTGTAATTCTCTGCATTGTTCATTAAACCCAGCTGTAGGTCTTCCTGGCGTTTTTTCCAGTATGCCTTATTCGGCATTATCCTCACCTACCTTATCGGAATTATCGGAAGCATTGCTAAAGTGATTATCGTATCCGTCGCTGTTCTGTTCCTTACGGCGGTCAAGCTCCTTTTGTACATCATCCACCCAAGGGTGCTGTGCCACAACCGTTTCCTCACTAAGGATAGACAAGCTCTTGATACAATTGTCAATAACCTCACCCTCATTAATCAGCATATCTCGGTTAAATATAATCTCAACCCTTTCACCGCTGTAGCTTCCCTTGCCACGGCTGTACAAATAAGCATTGACAAGCTCCAACAGCTCCTCAAACGCCGCTTGGTACTCTGTTTCAATCTCGTTTGCATCAAGGTCAATATCCGAGTACATACTTTGAATATTCATTTGGTTTGGATTACCGCTAAGCCTATCGTCCTTTGCATCATAGCCCATACCGTTCTCAATAATGGACTTTTTAAATATCTCAATAATAGCCTTATAGTTTTCGGCATTGACCTCAACACTTAATGTTTCAACACCGCCCTGCGAGCCGTCAACCGTCTTAACTTTGACAGCTCCGTAGGTGGTAAGGTTTCTACGGAATTGCCCTAAGTCCTCACCATCATAGTTTTTAATAACCAAAATTGTATTGCGAATATTCTCCTCCATACAATCCATATAGTTACTGAGTAGCACGTTTAAGCCGTCCTGCAAGCTTTTAACACGCTTGATAAGTGGTATCTCATCACTACCCACCTTAAACGCAATAAGAGGAATTTGACCCCATTTTTCAGCACCCTCGGTATATGGCTTAAAGTTGTCCTTATCCTCACTATCCATATCCGGTACAAGCTTGCTGCCGTCAAGCTCATAGCGGTAAACGCCGTCAGCCTTGTAAAGCTCCACCTTTTCCTTGATAACCGTGTTCTTGCCCTCATAGCCCGTTACCGTGTAATAACGCAAGGCACATTCAAGCTGTGTGTGCTCACAGTCAGACCAAAACGGCAATATCTCGTGTCCCGGCATAAGCTTAAAGGCAAGCTCATTGTCCTTGTAGTAAACATATAGCCAAGCTATGCCACAGTTTAAGGAGCTGCGCAGAGTGTTTTTCATAAGACGCATAAAGCCCTTGTTGAAAATACCTTTGAGCTGTTCCTCGTAGGTCTTGTTTTCGGTGCGTATGGTAAGCGGCTTGCCAAGCATATAGTTGACCTTTTGATTGACAAGCTTTGCATATTGGTTGTCAATTATTCGGCTGTTTGGCAGGTTGTCAATAACTACCCTTTTACCGCCCTCACCTATCGCAGTACGCCTTTTAAGCAAAATATCCTGCTTGCCAATATAGTATTTGTAACCGCATACCTGACTAAGCCTTTCCGGTGAGTGTAGCCACTTGATAAGCTCCTTTGCATAAAACTCCTCCGAGGTCATTCGCCCTGCACCTTGCCATATTCTGTTTATAATTTCCCTTGTTATATCTGTCAGCACCTTATCACCTCTTTTCCGTATGCAAAAAAGCACCTACAAATTTACACTTGTAAGTGCTTGACAATTTAGTATTCAAATGTTATTATTAAAACACAAGAAGGAATGACTGTTAATCAGTTGTTGCTCCTCAATTTTGGTTAAAAATAACCGCCTAAGTTTGGGAGACAGAGGCGGTTATTTTTTTGTCGCAATAATAATGAGAACAATTAACAAAATCACAGCGTATGTAAATTCATAATATCCCATTTCACCACCCCCTTTATTAGGAGATGGAGCAACAACTAAAATCCGCCTGTAAAACAAACCGATACCTACAATATCATTCCTTCTTGCTTGTAGGTATTATATCAATTATAAGAATTTAATTCAAGAAAAAAATTCAACTACGTCACAAAGTGCAAAATTTTTAGCGTGTCAGCCGTCAATGTAGCAAAGCGGAATAGGCGTAGCGTTAAAAAAATTTTGAGTGGTTGAAAATTTTTTAACCAACTTTGTTTCTTATAATATCAAACTTTTTCATTTGTAAACACTTTTATTTTATTCAAAGCTAAATGTATCACCCTTACCGACAACCTCCATAGCGTACCTCATAGCGTCCATAAGGTGGTTATGCTCATCGGCTGGCTTATTAATGGTATTGCCTTGCCTATCCTTATCCCAAGCATATTGGCTTATCTCATCAACAAAGTTTTTGCATACCGGGTCAATAACAATCTCATAATCCCTAATAAGGTCGATACCGTTTAAAATACTGTCCTTGCCCTTGCGTGCAGGTCTGATATGTGATAAGCCCAGCTCACGCAGGCGGTCAATCGACTTAGGCTCTGCGCTGTCAGCTCGTATCCTCTCCTTGCGGTAACCTTTAAGTGTTATTTTCTCGGCTATACGCTCATTCGATAAGCCTTGCTCATAAAGTTCATCAAAGACGTATAAACGCTTGTTGGCTGTGTCCACCATACCGCAGAATAGGGTTGTCGGGTCATTTGTATAGCCAAAGTCCAAGCCAAACACCGACTTTATACCCTCAATTTTCTTTATTGCATTAAGGTCAAAATCCTTATCCTCTCTCCAGTTTTCAAACACCAAGCCGTCTGTAACACCCCACTCACCCAAGCCCGCCACCTTGTAACGTCTCGGATTGTTCTTTTTCATATCCTCAAATAAACGCACATCCGCTTCATCAAGCCACTCGTTACACATATAGTTAGTGGTTTTGGCGAGTATGTTTATATCCTCGGCATCAAAAAAGCGTTTCTTTATCCAATGCTTGTCGCTCCACGGATTGAGCGTAAGTGTGACCTGCTTAAACAACCCCTCCGGGACCTCACCTCTTATAGACTCGTCAAGCATATCAAAGTCAGCCATATTGCTTATCTCATAAGCCTCCTCAATCCACAGCCAACAAAGGCAACCTACATCAACTGTAATAGAGGTTATTTTAAGTGGGTCGTCTAAGCCTCGAAATAATATCTTTTGCCCCGTAGGACTGTATGTAATCTCCAAGGGTGAAAGCTTGCAATCAAAAAGACTATCCACGCCCAGTCTGTGAATAGCCCACTTTAAATCCGTATAACAGCTGTCCTTTAGCGTACCGAATACCTTACGCACCACAAGCAAATTAGCTTGCGGATACCTCATCAATCGGTAAATAAAATTTAACGCCGTAGTCTTGCTTTTCTTACTTGCACGGCTACCCTTGCACACTCTGTAACGCCCCTTAAAGCTCCAGTAGTCCTTATAACCTTTACCCACAATGTCGGGGAGGTATATTCTTTTATCACTCATCAAGCTCGCCCTCCCCCTCAAAAATAACTCTAGCCGTACCATCAAGCTTAACATTATCGGTAAATAACCCGTACCTCTTACCCAACAGCTCAGCTGCTTTTAATCTGTCCTTTTCCGATACAGCAATTTCCGTAATATCCTGCTCACCGTCGCCAATCCAAATGAGTGTCTGCTCCTTTACTTCACCGTTCATCACAGCGGTAAGATGCTCCATAACGTCCCGTGCCGTTGCAATTTTTTCGGATTGTATCTGCTTTACCTGTTCTTCTATATACGCCTTAACCTTAGCATTTCTTAGTAGCTTGCTGGCACATACAGCCGCCGAATTTTCCGACTTGCAATTTTTATACACCGCCATATATGCCCTAGTGGCATTAAGGTCGATTAAGTATTCATCCGCAAATCGCTTTTGCTTTTCCGTCATAATGCCACCTCCGTTTTCTTAAATTTTCATAATATTATTATAGCAGAAAAAAGTTGCTATTGTTTGGCATCTTTTGATATAAAAATCAAAAAAATATTAAAATAAAGCTTTACATACAAGCGCTAGTATGGTATAATATATACATAAGGAGGTGAGAAAGTGGAAAACTTAATAAAAAAAGCTTGCAAAGTGGTAGCAACACTAAGCAAGCTAATAATTGAGTTGATAAGCCTTATGGGCTGGTTATACTTCTTGAAAATAGCCATAACTCAATTATTCAGTTAATTGTAAGGCAGAGGGCGAAAACCCTCGTAAGTCCTTACGCTTATTATAACCAAGTTTTCCGTTAAAGTCAATATGTTTAAGATTGATATAACAAACAAAATTTGCAAGTATTCAAGCTTAATCGGCTTTGTGCTTGGTGTTTTGGTAATATTGAAGTTTGTATTCCATTTATTTTAGGAGGTACCTTAATATGGCAACATCCACTGATGTAAAAAGGCGTTATAATGAAAAAACCTACAAGCGTTGGTTTGTATCACTCAGAAATGACGTCTTTGAAGAAATAGAAGCCTATAGGGAAGCCGAAGGCTTATCTCGTGCCGAATTTCTTAAAATGCTTGTGTCCGAAAAATACAGCAAATAATTTTTCAGCCCTCTTTGTTAATTCCGGGAGGGCTGTTCTTATCTATATATCAAGCCCTTTTCCAAACTCAACCAGTGCCTTTCCGTGCATTTTGATTATGTAGTAATAATTGTAATTCATAGCAACGGCAATTTGCTCGAAGCTACCATATTGCTTGTAATCAATATAA